CATTTAGATTCACCATTCACTATGGACCATTTAGCCATTCTCTCAACTTACGTTAGAGGTGGTAAATTAGCTGTTAAGCTAGAAGCTGCAGGAAAAGTACGAGTTTTTGCTATCCTTGATTACTTCACTCAATATGCCTTACGGCCTATTCATGAAGATATGTTAGGATTATTGCGAGATCATAAATCTGATGCTACCTATGACCAATTAGGTAAAGTTAAAGAAACTTTAGCTGAGCGGTATAGAACTGCTTTCTCTTTTGATCTTAAGTCAGCCACTGATCTGATCCCTTCTCAATTATATAAAATTGTTTTGGGTGACAGATATGGTGATGAGTTAACTCACAGCTGGTTTGATCTACTTGTAGATCGAGATTTCTTTTTTAATAAAAAAACGAAAACTCATAAAGCCGGCGCGAACTTTAGATACACTAGAGGGCAGCCTATGGGTGCATTATCTTCATGGCCCGCATTAGCAATAATTCATCATTTCCTTGTCTTCTTAGCCGCGAAAAGATTATCAGGATACAAAAATTTCCGAGAATATCTAGTCTTAGGAGATGATTTAGTAATTTTTGATGGTGCAGTTGCTCATTCCTATCTGCAAGTTTGTAAAGATTATGGTATAACCGTTGGTTTACCTAAGTCTTTCATCTCAGATCAAGGTATGTACCAATTTGCATCTCAAGATGTTTTAATGGGTCAGGTGATTTCACCTATTCCCTTAAAAGATGCTTTATCAGCATCCGCATTCTCTCATTTATTAAATAGTTATTCACTAATTGATAAACGAATTGAATTTGGACGACGTATAACCGATAAATTAGAGTATGTACCCAATACTATTATGTCCTTTATTAGAACACAATGTACTGAGTACCAGTGGAGAGTTCACAGTAAGAAATTCCTTAGAGGTATTATACCTCAAGAAATAAGGGATGTATTATTGTTAAAACTTTTACAAGACTTTAAGTCGAATAAAAATATCTTCACGCTTGATAGAGTAATTGCAGCATGTGCTGGAGATTACAAACTTATAGCGCAAGGCAATAATTTGAAACTTTCATCAAATGAAAGAACGGCTTGGATCATAGCATTTTATGATCGCTTAATTAGCGATATAAATACTAAGATGACTCGCTTAGCTCTCTTAAATGAAAGAAAGGATTCTTTGTTTAGATCTCCTTATTCATCCATTTCATCTTTCGTCTGGGAATCTCTGATACGTCATGTATCGGATATATTCCTAGAAGATTATGAGGATATAAAAGAAGATCATGCTCAATTAGTGCCTCGAATAAACAATTTAATTGAATATTGGAGGCCCGAAGATAAGTTAGAGAAGGACTCTGATCTATTTTTACATTTCATTTATCTTGAAAAAATACTTGATTTGTATCAAAAAGTTAACTCTTTTGGAGTTAATATCAATTTGACTCAAAAAGTATTATCTAGAGTACGAAATGGTAGACCGAGTTACTTCCTCAGATTCCAGCTTTCTGAGTTTTCTGAAGAGAAAATCAAAAAAGAGCTGAAATGGTCGTAAACGACCGCTTAGGTTTCTTCGGAAACCTAAGCCCCTTTAATTGAATATTGGAG